AACTTCCATTTGGTCTACGCTTCTCGGCGCAACAGACACAACTGGTCGTCCAATTTACAATGCTCAGCCAACAACAATGAATGCTGGCGGAACTGCAAACCCAACATCAATCCGCGGCAACGTGCTGGGTCTTGATTACTATGTTGATCCAAACATGGTTTCAACTTCAATCGATGAGTCAGCATTCATCATCGAGCCACGTTCAATCGAAATCTTTGAATCTCCTGCTCTAACACTGGCAACTAACGTGCCAACAACAGGCGAGATTGAAATTTCACTTTATGGTTACATCGCAGCGCAAGCCGTCTTTGCAGGTGGCCTACGCCGTTTCAACCTAACTTAATAAGTTAGAAACTAAGTCGCTGGGAGTGGGGCGCAGCCCTTGCTCCACTCCCAGTCTTTAGAAAGGATTGCACATGGCATTGACAACTGTTTCAGAACTCCGCACAACGCTTGGAGTCGGTACGTTGTACACAGATGCCGTTTTGCAGGAAGTGTGTGACGCATCAGATGCAGTCCTACTTCCAATGCTATGGTCTCCTAAATGGTTTTCAATAGCACACAGCAACATTGTTGGCGAAGGAACTTTATATTTTGACATTGAAGTATTAGAGATTTTTTATGTAGGTCAAACTGTAACTATTTCCAACTCTGGCACAAAGTTCAATGGATCAAAGACAATCACAGCCGTAGATACTTATTCCATCAGCATGGCAACAACTCACACAACTACAACAAAGAAACACCCTATCGAGCCTTATGGCACAGTAACTGGGGAAACTTACACAGACTGGACAACAGACACAGCAGTCCAGAACGCAGCTCTTATGATTTCAGTTGAAATCTGGCAGGCTCGCACAACTACTCTTAATGGTGCTAACACAATCGACTTCCAGCCTTCTCCTTATCGCATGTCTGCTCAACTCCTAGCAAAGGTGAGAGGGCTTATTGCTCACGCCCTTGATCCGCGTTCGATGGTCGGATAATGCCAGTTGCGCTCACTACTCTTAGAACCACGATTGCGACTGCTTTAGTCGATAATGCAGTGTGGCAAGTCTTTGCTTTCCCACCTGCAACAGTCTTGGCCAACTCAGTAATTGTTGCGCCTTCTGATCCATATCTAGAACCAAATAACAACCAGCACAACACGATTGCACCTACAGCGAACTTTAAGATAATTATTACTGTGCCGCTATTTGATAATGAAGGCAATCTCAATGGAATTGAAACAGCCCTAGTAGGCGTGTTCAATAAACTCGCAGCATCCGCATTGACCTATAATGTGGGAGCAATTAGCCAGCCAAGCGTTCTGAACGCTGCATCTGGTGATTTGCTTACCTGTGAGATGTCACTATCCGTTCTAACTACTTGGAGCTAAACCATGACCGATATGGAACAATGGGAAAAAGAAAATCAAGCATTCCTGGCTAAAATCGGTCAGGTAAAGCAATCAGCACCAAAGCCACCATCTACTAAGAAAGACGAGGAATAATCCTAATGGCTGTATTTCTAAACAATAATGTAGGCGTTAAGATTAACACAGTTGATCTTAGTGACCATGTAACAGCAATAACTTTAAACAGATCCTTTGAGGAAATTGAAATCAGTTCAATGGGCGATAACTCCAGAAAATTTACAAAAGGTCTGGAAGTTTCAACTGTAACAATTGACTTCCTAAACGACACAGCATCAGCGAATGTCCTTGCGACACTTCAAGCTGCATGGGGAACAACTGTTACTTGCGTATTCCTACAGACAAAGGGAACAGCAGTATCTGCTACAAACCCACTTTACACAGTTTCCTTGTTAGTCAATAACACAACAGACATCAATGGTGCTGTTGGCGATATTGGTACACAATCAATCACATTTACTGCTAACTCAACAGTTGCAGTAGCCACAACAGGTACTTTCTAAACAACTAAACAAAGGGGCATAGCATGGCAAAGTTAAAAGTAACAAGGGCAGATGGACAAGTTGGGGAATACCCAATTACTCCATTGGTGCAGTATGGTTTTGAGATTTACGCTAAGAAGGGCTTTCACAAAGCGTTTATCGAAGATCAGAAGCAGAGCGACATCTTCTGGCTTGCCTGGGAATGTATCCGCCGTTCGGGTGAAACTGTTAAGCCATTCGGAGAGCAATTCATTGAAACCTTGACTTTGGTCGAGGTGCTAGATGATGACCCTTTGGCTTAGGGCGCGACTCGATCACCTATCTGATTGCTAAATTAAGTGTCAGACTCGGGATCGCGCCACAACAATTATTAGAGCTAGATGATGTAATGCTGAAGAACCTAATTAAGGTTTTACAGGATGAAGCAAAGGAGATTAGAGATGCCAGTAAGCGTAAAGGGCGGCATTGAACTCCGTAAGGCATTGCGTAACTTTGCTCCAGAATTAGGCAAAGAAACTCAGAAAGAAATTGCCAGTTATCTTAAGCCAGTTGTAAAAGAAGCTAGAGGATTTATTCCCTCACAATCGCCTTTGAGTAATTGGGCTAGAGAAGGCGGCAAGTTTCCTGTGTTTAATGCGCCAATTATGAGGCGCGGCATTGGCTACAAGACAACACCATCAAAACCTAATCCCAGAGGATTTAGAGCATTAGCACAACTTCGCAACCTTTCAGGTGCTGGTGCAATATACGAAATAGCAGGCCGTAATGCACCAGGCACAAAGCCAAGATCTCGTCCTAATTTTGCTGAGTCCTTTCCTGCAATGACTGGCAAAGGTAGAGATCAAGGTCGCGCTCTTTATGCTGCCTGGGAAAACGACAAAGGAAAAGCCACACTTGCGGTTGTTAAAGCAATTGAAAACGCTGGCAAGACTTTTAACAGAATGGTAGGCAATCGCTAATGGCTAAAGTCGTTATAGATATTGCAGCCGAATACACAGGCAACAAAGCATTTAAGCAGGCAGAAACAGCATCACAGAAGTTAGAAAAGTCTGTTGCTAAGTTAGGCAAGCAATTACTTGGTGTCTTTGCTGCAACTAAACTTATTTCATTTGGTAAGACTGCCGCTAAAGCATTCGCAGCAGATGAGAAGGCTGCACGATCTCTTTCCCTAGCCCTAGCAAATACCGGCAATGCCTTTGCTTCGATTGAGGTTGAGAAGTTTATTGCAGACTTACAGCGCACAACTGGTGTCCTTGATGACAATCTTCGCCCAGCGTTTAGAACCTTACTCACAGCCACAGGCGATGTTAAAAAGTCACAGGATGGCTTAGCACTTGCACTAGACATTGCAGCAGGTACTGGCAAAGACTTAGGCGCGGTGTCTATGGCACTTGCAAAGGCTTATGGTGGTCAGACCACAGCCCTTAGCAGACTAGGTGCAGGCTTATCTAAAGCCACTCTCGCATCTGGCAACCTTGATCTTATTACTCAGGCATTAACAGATAAATTTAGCGGCCAGGCATTAGCTGCTGCCGAAGGCTATGCAGGTTCTATGGATCGCCTAGCAGTTGCATCTAACAATGCTAAAGAAATTATTGGCAAAGACCTTTTGGATGCCATGCAACTTATTGCAGGCAAAGATGGCATTGGCGGGGCAACAACTGCAATGGAAGGCTTTGCAACTCAAGTTGGTAACGCAATCTATGGCGTAGGCGTTCTTATATCTAAACTTAAGTCAATACCTGGTGGCGGATTTATAGCAGATGTTCTTACAGCTCCTACTGGGTTACTTGCACTAGCTTCTAATTTTGGCAAGAATCGCAAAGCCACAGCAGCAGGAACTCCAGCGCAATCACCTGGACAACGCAAAGCCATTGACAAAGCTAACGCCGATGCAATCAGGCTTCAGAAGACTAAAAACAATCTTTCTAAGATTGATAATGACAACACCAGCAGAAAACTAGTTCTTACAGGCGACCAGTTAGCCCTTCAAGAACTAGAGAAGAAGTTTGATGTCGAGCGCATTGGGTTATTCTCAGCCATGAATCAGGCAACTGATGGGGAAACAAAGATGCGCCTGCTATCTCTCATCGCTATCCACGATCAGAACGCAGCCCTTGCAGGACAGATTAAAAAGACAGATGCAGCAACAGATGCAATGGAAGCATTCCGTCAAGCCATCCTTGCATCTATTAGAGCATTACTAGACAAGATTGCAGCAGAGCAAGCCAAACTTATGGCAGTTCTAGGAATCTCATCTGCAACTTCAGTTGCTTCAGCAGCTACTTTCAACGCTAACGATCCCACAGCAGTATCTGGCGGCATCCCTGGCACAGCCGTATCTATGGGATTTGGCGCAGGCACATTTAGACAAGCCGAAGCTGCTACAACTAATATCCAAGTCAATGTTGCAGGCTCAGTTACCACAGAGCGCGATCTAGTGTCAGCTATTACTCAGGGTATCTATAATAACCAGGCTTCTGGAATCCCAATCTCCTATACGACAGCGTTTAGATAATGGCATTACCAGCAACAATATCTGTCAAGATAAACCTTTCTGGTGGAGCATCAGTTGGTAATCCATTTATTTTGAATACTGCTCAACTAGGATTTGCAGAATTAGCTTCTACTATTCCCGTAATTGTGGATGTTTCAACCAGCACTCTAAATATCTCAACTCGTAGAGGTCGCAACCTTCTTCAAGATAATTACGAGTCAGGCTCAGCAACTATCAGAGTCGTTGATCCCAATGGTGACTTCAACCCACAGAACACCGCCAGCCCTTACTACGGGCTATTACAGCCACTTAGAAAGATACAGGCATCTGCTATCTATAGCGGAACTACTTATGGCTTATTTGGCGGCTACATCACCGAATATCGCTACACATATCCCACAGGTCAAGAAACAGGCTATGTGACTTTCATTTGCTATGACGCATTCCGTTTAATGTATAACTCCAATGTCACCACAGTTACAGGTGGCACAGCAGGTCAGACAACTGCACAGCGCGTTCAATCTATCTTGACAATGATTGCGTGGCCGCCTGCATTTACCAGCATTGGCACAGGGGCTACAACTTGCGTGGCAGACCCTGGCACAACTCGCACAGTCTTAGAAGCAATCCAGACTGCTGAGTTCACAGAGCAGGGCGCGTTCTACATTGATGAGAATGGCGTAGCAACCTTTAAGGGTCGCCAATATGTCTATGATGCACAGGCTGCATCTCCAACAGTATTTAACCAAACTGGTGGGATTAGTTACGCAGGGATTACCTTTGCACTCGATGACAAGACAATCGTGAACAAAGCAACTGTGACCCGAATTGGTGGCACAGCACAGACTTATTCAGATGCCACATCGATTGCTCAATACTTCACACGATCTATTACAGCTACAGATATGTTGATGCAATCAGACGCGAACGCGCTTGCATTAGCTACTGCCTATGTCGATTCTCGCAAGGAAACATCCATCCGAATTGAAACAATTACCCTAGATTTAATGACGCCATCATATTCAGCAGGCATCACAGCAGCTCTAAGCCTTGACTTCTTTAACACAGTAGACATAACCAATGAGCAACCTGGTGGATCAACTATTCAGAAGAAACTCCAAGTGCAGGGAATTGCTCACAACATCACCCCTAATACTTGGACTACAACTATTGCCACGCAGGAGGCTTTACTCGATGTTATGTACTAGAATTGACCCTATGAAAGAGGTGTGCTAATGGCTGTTGGATTTCCAACTAAAGTAACTTACGCTAATGGAGATGTGTACTCGGCATCCGATGTAAATGATACTAACGGAACGCTAAATCTTATAAACCCCACCGCTAAGGGTTCAATAGTATCTGCATCAGCCGCCAATACACCTTCTCGTTTAGCAGTTGGTACAGATGGACAGGTTTTAACTGCCGATTCATCCACAACTACAGGATTAGCATGGGCTACTTCTAGTTCTGGTTCACCTATTGTTGCTGGGAAAAATGGTTTAATAAATGGTGGTTTTCAGATTTGGCAACGCGGCACAACTTCTTCAGGAAATGCTTACATCGCAGATCGCTGGTATTCGGCTTTAATTTCAGGCACAGGAACTTTTGCACAAGAAAGTACAGTTGTTCCAAGCGGTTCACTATATTCACAAAAATTTACAGTTACAGCTTTAGCACAACCTGCTTTATACCAAGCCATTGAAACCCAAAATGCTATTCGTTTTGCTGGTCAAAGTGTAACTGTGTCTGCAAAAGTTGCTGCGTCTACGAGCGTTGGATTCACAGCGGATGTACAATACTCAACTGGTACAGATACTGGAGTAACAGGTAGTTGGACTAGCATCACCGCTACATCAGGCGGTACTGCAACAGCTACAAGCACAACTTTTGTTTCAATATCTGGAGTTTATGCAATTCCATCAACTGCTAAATCTTTAAGAGTAAGATTATTTACAACTTCAACAATTGCAATATCAGCAGTTGTTTATTTTGCTCAGGCACAAATTGAACAAGGTGTAACAGCCAGCAGTTTTAGCAATGCAATGGGAACTTTTCCAGGAGAACTTTCTGCTTGCCAAAGATATTACTATCGATTGAACTCTATGGTAAATAACACACATTATTGTGCTGGCTTTGGTCTTTCCAGCACAAGCATAAGATTGTTACTAGCAAACCCTGTTCAAATGAGAGCAGCAGCAACATCTATAGATTATGCAAACTTACAGGTTGGTGATGGTAATACAAATGGAACTGTAACTAATTTAGTTATTGGTTTTACTGGACCAATGGTACAAACATTAACTGCCACTATAGCAAGCGGTGGAACTCAATTTAGACCATTTAATTTATTTGATGCAGGAAGTAATAATAGTTATGTTGGAATTAGTGCGGAGTTATAAAAATGGATAATGTATCTTTTATTGAAATAGAAACACCTGAAGGCAAACAAACTCACGCCATCATTGACCGAGGCAACGGAGAATATACTTCAATGCTTAAATCAACCTATGATGAAATGATTGCTAATGAAGCCGCTACTCTGTAAAGCAGGACAACAACTTCGTGAGCAGATTGATGATTCCTTTCCAGACCGCGACCGCAAGAGCGATGGCTGGATAGGCGATGCCGCTCACGCCAGTCGTCCAAGTGACCACAATCCCGATCCGATTAACGGCTTCGTCAGGGCTATTGATGTGGATAAGGATTTCGACACACGCCCCAGCACAGGTGCTTATCTTGCCGACCAAATACGCCTATGCGCCAAATCAGGTGAGAAGAGAATTTCTTACATCATCTATGCAGGCAAGATCGCTTCCTCTAAGAAATCTTGGCGTTGGCGTCCTTATGATGGGATTAACCGCCACGATCATCACATCCATATTTCATTCACTAAAGAAGGCGATCAGAATGGTCGCTGGTTCGACATCCCGATGCTAGGAGCAAATAATGAAAGACCTTAAAA